AACATTCTTATTATATGTCAAGGATTGTGCCATGGGATCAAGCTGCACATTCTTTAACAGAGCAAGGTTTGCAACCAAGATTCATGGGTGGAAATCATATGCATCCAGAAGAATATAGGGTTTATACACCGACAGAAGCTAAAAGAATTATGACTTTACCAGAGGATTATAAACTTACAGGAACAATAGATGAAAAACAAGCAAGGATGGGATTAATGGTTGCTCCTTTATGTATGAAGTATCTTGCAGATAGTATCTATGAAAAAGTTATAAAGGTCTATAATGGAAAATACAATGGATAAAATAGAATTTTATGCGAGACTAGGTTTTAACGCTTTAAATGCTAGTAAACATCTATGGGATGAAGGTGTATCAACACATATTGAAAGGGCCCTTCCTAGACAGGGTATGTATCATCCAGTTTTTGATTGTGGTTCTATTAAAACAGGATTATCTACGATTGGAACAGGACATATACCTCAGAATCAGTTTCAAGAAAGGGGTTTAACTGAAGATCATTATATGGCACCCCAAACGTGTGGCAAATTTATTTTAGATACACCAGAATATTTAGAAGATTTTGAAAAGTTTTTTGAATTTTTTAATTTTTGTAGAAGGACTATTATTGTTACAAAAAAACAAAATGAAGAATTGAAACAATTAACCAAAAAAGAAAATGTATTGACAAAAGATAGGTATCATCATTTAGGTTATAAACTTTATGATAGTGAAGGCCTTCTTCCAGAAGGAAATCAAGTTTTAGATGTACCACATGATTATACAATATGGGAAGAAAAATTTATTAAAAATAGTTTTAGACCAGTTGTTGTTAAGTCGCCTAAAGCTAGCAGTTTAGTAGGATTTTTATGAAATACATTAAAGTTAAAAAAGATTATGGTTACGAAGAAACATTTGAAGAATGGAATGGGAAATTCCTAGATGAAAATGCTTATGATGAAGTAGTAACTGTAACAGAGGACACAGCAATAATGAAACCAGTTAATGCTGTTGATGGTTCAGATGTTCCATTAGCTTATGTTATTACTAATGCATATCCGAATGACAATGTAAGAAATACATTGATGTCAATAACAGAAACTACAACTATGAGAGCAAATGCATCTGGCCCCATTGACCCCGAAGAAATGAAAGAGAAAGGTTTGATTGAGGGTGATGATTATAGACTTAGAACACCAAATTCCTATCAAACAAAAACTAGGGATGGTGAATGGGGCATGATTGCTTATGCAAATGAAATTCATTCTGTTATGATAGGTTTTAAGAGAGGAAGATTTACTGGTGCAATAGAATCATCTGGCTGGACTAAAGATAATCCTGATAGATGGGAAGCACTACAAGAAATATCAAAGTATAATGAAGAAGCATTTAAGAAAGCAAATGCAAGTATCTATGAAAATCAAAAGACATTTGCTGAGTCTTATATCGAAGAAAAGTATCGGGTAGGCGGTGGAATATTTACAACATTATCTGCTAACCGTTACCATAAAGAACAAAGTACAAAAATGTCAGCACATATTGATAGTGGTGATGTAAACGCAGGATTGACAACAATGTGCTGTTTTAGGAAAGGAGAATATACAGGTGCATATCTTACATTTCCTCAATACAGAGTAGCAATAGATGCTCCAGACAATTCGGTTATTATTGCAGACAGTAATAGGTTGCATGGGGTAACTCAAATCTACGGTGATGGGGAACGATTTACTTGTGTTGCTTATTGTGATGGTAGATTAGCAACAAAGGGTTCAGCTGGAAAACAAGTGAAAGCAGTAGGAAGATTTGCCAAGGATTCTACACCTAATTTAGAGGGTTTTCTATGACAAAGCTACAAAACCAGGCTTTGTCATATGACAGAGGAAAAAAACTAAACTTTTTCCTTGTCTATGAGTAGTAAGTTTGTTATAATGGTTTTATTAAAAACGTAAATTTTAACGTATAGGAGAAACAAAATGAGTACTAAACCAATGCAAGCAAGGAACTTGCGAAAAGAAGCAATAGAAGTATTAGGATTTGATCCATTTGATGAAGAATACAGATCCCAAATTGTTAAAATAAATTCCTTTCAAGCAGAATGGATTTTAAAGAATTTGAATAATGATAATCGAAAATTCTCTAAAGGACAATATGCTAAGTTGAGAAAGAATTGGTTGAAGTTTGGTTGGCAGTTAGATGGCAACCCAATGACTTTTACTGCTGCTGGGAATATTCAAGAATTTCAACACCGTTTAGAGTTAATCTGGAAAGAAGATTTTGAAGCAGAAGTTGTTATAGTTACTGGAATTATGCGAGATTGTTTTACGAATACTGCTGTTGCTAAACCTCGTAAAGCTATTGACGAAATTACCAGAGTAGATAAATCTGCAACAGCTGAACAAGTTGCTGCATTAAACTCTATAATGAAAATTCGTGGTTATGGCGAAGATAAAGATACGCGAGTAGATTTAGAGAGATTTAATGCTATCAAACTTTGGAAAATTTGGGGTGATATTATCCAAGAGGCAGAGAAGGATATTGTTGCACCTTTCTATGATAGGACAGATAAGTTTACCTCATTCAAACGTGTCATTACCGCTTATGCAGCTATGATGTTGGACAAAGATTCAGCAGAAACTGCAAAACAGTTATTGACTCTGTTGGGTGATGAACTTCTCAAAAAGAATACTACCTGCTTGACTTCTGAAATGCTAAAACTTAGACTTGATGAAGAAGCTGGTGGAAACTTGACAAATACAAGTCGTTCACAGTTAGTTTATCAGTTGCTTGTTGTTGCTTCTGATAAGTTGGAAGAAAGTGAAGCTGCTTGGAATGGTGAAGTACACTTAGGTTTAGATACAGGAAATCGTACACATGAATCCTTGAAGAAGAAAGGTTACTACCGAAAGTTTTTGAGAAATCCTCAACAACTCACAGTAACTTTGCCGGGAATGGGATAATTGTATGATTATTATGATTGGTGGCATCCCATGTTCGGGTAAGTCAACCTTGATGAGAGAAATAATAAGTGGATTGGGCTCTGCTGAGAATGTAGAGCCCATGAAGCTTTTCTCTTGTCAGAAACATAATGACATACTGGTATTGGGTAGGTATGCTGAGGGTGAACCTTTTGGGGGTACTGATAGATTAAGTTATGGTACTATCAAGAAGTTCAGAGAATTTATAGATCAAGAGCATAAAAACTACAAACATATTATATTTGAAGGTGATAGATTTTTTAGAGCTGTTGATATAGAATGGTTGTTGGAAAACCATGATGCAAAAGTTTTAATTCTTACAGTAGATGCTGAAGAAGAAGCACGAAGGCATAAAGAAAGAAATGATACACAAACAGAAAAATGGTTAGATGGCAGACGTACACAAATAAAGAATATAATGGTTAAGTGTGGAATGATTACACCTAGTAAAGTTAAAGAACATTTGAGACAGATGAACAACAAAGAAGATATGTATATTGTAAAAGATGAAATTATTAATCTTATGGAGATATAAATATGTTTGAAAGATATTTTGAGTATGCATTAATGTTTACAGTTTTTTTATGTTTAGCTTTAGCAGGTCATGCAATTATTGATTTGTTATGAGTGATTGGGAAAAAGCAAGGGATGCCTTTTTTGGTATGTTGATAATTATATTTATCATATACATTATGGGTGTTTTGGCAAAGATATGAATAAAGCATTTTGGATATTAATAACACTTTTTTTCTTGGCCAAGTTAGGAAGTATCTTACTTGATCATTACTAATTGCTGTATAATCTATATAACGGAATCATATAGGACAGGGGGGCAGTACCCCTCGCCTCCACCAAATTCTATTATGGGGGCGAACTAGTTTCGACTGTATAGGGAAGGTATATGGACAGCACCGAGAAGAATGATGGCTCGGTTATCAATCATTCAAACTACAAACGCAAACGATTATGACGTTGCGATTGCTGCTTAATTAAGTAGCCGAGTCCGAGGGGTACTTGGGAACAGAAACCCCTCACCAATTGGCGGGTGTAACTCAGCGGTAGAGTATCACGTTGCCAACGTGAAGGTCGTGGGATCGTACCCCACCACCCGCTCCACATTAATCTTTAGAATGGAGAGAGTATGAAAATTCTAATGTTTATGGTTTTTGCATTGGTTTCAACCAATGTATTTGCTGGTGAAGTGATACCACAACAGTCTGGTGTTCCAATGACTGATCCTCAAGGATTTCCAACTGAAATTCATCAAGGAGAGCATTTCGTTCCAGCACCTCAAGGAGAAGGACATTTCCCAGCACCTCAAGGAAATGAAACATTCCCAGCACCTATGGATGGACATTTCCCAGCACCTCAAGGAAATGAAACATTCCCAGCACCGTTGGGAACTCCGTTTACAGCACCAGTACCTCACGGTGTTGTACCTCATGGCGCACCCATTGTTGGTGTCCCACATCCTCAAACCCCCTGTAACAATGGAGTAGCACCACAGCCAGCTCAGCCAGGCTTAGCACCATTAGCACCAGAGGGAGTAGCACCAGTAGCACCACAACAAGGATTAGTACCACAAAGTTAAACTTTTTCCTTGTATTATGACTATCATTATGTTATAATGGTTTTACTAAAGTGATGAGAGGGTTTGCCTCTCATCATTACTTTGATAATTTTTATAGGAGATTTTGTTTATGACTGTTATGCAAGGCGCACCCAAAGTTGGTAAGAAGAATGCTCGAATGATTACACGAGCTGAATCCGAAGTTACAGGATTGCCACGTTGGGTAGAAATTTATACTTCACCTGCGACTGGTGAAATTTCTTTCAAAGATTGTGATCTTGAAGGCGGAGCAAAAGATGTTTTTGCTTGTCGTAAAGCACTCAGTAAATATTGGGGTGTGTAAGTAGTTTTATTTTTTTCATTTTAATACTCCTTAAAGGGGGATGGGAAACCATCCCCCAATTTTATTATGAAAGCAATTATAGTATTATCATTTTTATTACTTAGTGGCTTTACTAATGTTTCTGATAAAGAAATTGATTGTCTTGCAAAGAATATTTATTTTGAAGCAAGAGATCAAAAAGTTAAAGGACAAATAGCAGTTGCATTAGTAACTATAAATAGAGTAAGTAGTAGAAGATTTCCAAATTCTATATGTAAAGTTGTCAAACAAGCTAGATATAGAAATGGAAAACTGGTGAAACATAAATGTCATTTCTCTTGGTTTTGTGATGGTTTATCTGATAGGCCAAGAAATAAGATAGCATGGAAAGTTTCAAAAGTAATTGCAAAGGCGATGTTAGAACAACCCGGCGTTCATATTAAAAATTATGGAGAAAGATGGAAGGTAAACGATTTCTTAAATGGTGCAACTCATTATCATAGAAAAGATGTTGACCCATATTGGAATCGTGAAATGTTAAAAGTAGCTGAAATTGGGGATCATATTTTTTATATTGATCCTTATAGATATTAATTAACAATGGGGGGAGATAATATGTCTAGTGAAAAAGAGAAAAAGGCACCCGCAACTCCCGAAGAAAAAGGTGTTTACCTTTTCATGGAAGAAGTAAGTCAAGAAACTTGTAAAGAACTTATTTCTTTTATCTTCACAAAGAGTTGGCAAAGGCCTAGACCTAAATGTTTACAGATAGTAATTAATTCTCCCGGCGGAGACTTGAATGCTGCGTTCGCTGTAATTGATGCTATGAACGGTTGTCCGTTTCCTGTTCATACAGTTGGACTAGGACAAATCGCATCAGCAGGTTTTATGATGTTTATTAATGGTGCTAAAGGGCATCGCATACTTACCCCAAACACCTCTATAATGTCTCATCAATGGAGTTGGGGTGCTTGGGGTAAAGAACATGAGTTGCTTGCACAAACTAGAGAGTTTGAATTAACTTCTGAAAGGATGATGAATCATTATAAAAGATGTACTGGTTTAAGTGAAAAGAAAATCCGAGAATACTTGTTACCTGCTACAGACGTATGGATGTCTGCAAGGGAAGCAAAGAAACTTGGAATTTGTGATAAAGTAAAGGACTTCAAATGAGTATAGATATAAATAATACCATAGAAGAAATGGTAAGAGATTTACAGATTTCTTACATGGAAGCTATAGTTAAATATACTGATGATGTTGACGGTGAGATTGAAATGGTTGCAAAACTATTGAATCGTTCTATTAAAGATAAGCTAGAAGCAGAAGCATATGATCTTAACATGATGAAAAAACAAGTCAGTAAATTACCTTTGTAATGTATTTTGATGAAAGTTTGAAATGATACTACGAAATATAACGAAATAAGGAGAAATACTTATGTCTAGTTTTAAAGATTTAAAAGCAAACCGAATGAATAACTTGCAAAGTCTAACAAAGCAAGTAGAGAAACTTTCAGAGAAACCATCTTATGAAGATGAACGTATCTGGAAATGTGAAAGAGATAAAACAGGTAATGGTTATGCTGTTATCCGTTTCCTTCCTGCTCCCACAGGAGAAGATGTGCCATGGGTTAGACTATGGACACATGGATTCAAAGGGCCAGGCGGTTGGTATATAGAGAACTCTTTAACCACGCCTAGATCTGGTTATCCTAACGGAAGTGATGACCCTGTATCTAAATCAAATACAATTTTGTGGAACTCAGGGATTGAGTCTGATAAGAATATTGCAAGAGAACGAAAGCGTAAGCTCAGTTACTATTCTAATATTCTTGTACTGGAAGATTCTGCAAATGCAGAAAACGAAGGCAAAGTGTTTTTGTTTAGGTATGGTAAAAAGATTTTTGAGAAAATCGAAAGCGTTATGAATCCAGAGTTTAAAGACGAAGAACCAATGAATCCTTTTGATTTTTGGTCAGGTGCTAACTTTAAACTCAAAATCCGTCAAGTAGATGGTTTTGCAAATTATGATAAGTCAGAGTTTGCAAGTCCTTCACCCCTATATGACGGTGATGATGCAAAGCTAGAGAATGTCTGGAAACAGCAACATTCACTTCAAGGTGTTTTGGCTTCAGAGAACTTTAAAAGTTATCAAGAGTTGGAAGCACGTTTCAATACAGTTATTGCTCGTGATACGGGCGGTGATTTTGTTGAAACGATTGAAGAAAGTACAAGTGATCCGATTGCTTCTGTTGATGCAGCTGAATCAACTTCCGAAGATACTTTAGAGTATTTTAAGAAACTAGCTGAGCAATAAGATAAGAGGGGAGTAGTTTTATTATATTGGTGTATAACCAGTAGTATGCTGGTATCATTCCGCAGGAGCTCCGTGATACCTTGTGAAACCGTTTCGGTACTACTCCCCTTTTATTTAATGTCCTTTTGGTAGAGGTTTTAATTCTTTTATTGTGGTTTCTGCTGGAAGGGGTATTACAGTATCACCTTGGCTACCATAATAATTATTTACTACACTATTATCATTAACCTCTGTTACTTTTAAATCCCCATTAAATTTTAAATTTTGATTTTCTTTATGTAATCCTTGTAATAAATTGGTTCTTTCTTGAGGGTTAGACTTTGCTTCTAACTGACTAGCAACCGTTGCTATTACTTCTTTTCTTCCTGTTTCATCTTCCTGTTCAAGTTTTTCTAATTTTGCACCATCTTCTTTTTCTTTAGAATTTTTAATATCTCTTGCAAGAAGAGCTACATCAATAGCAGCTGAACCTGCCATACCTACACCAGTTGCACCCATTAAACCAGATGCCAATTCTCCTGTAGCACCTAACCAATCACCATCTATTGCTCTATCTATTGCAAATCCCAATCCAGCAACAGCACCAAGAATAGGAATTTTTTTCAATGCAGATTTACCAATAGTTTTTGCTGCAGATTTTCCAACAGTTTTTGAAGCAGCTTTTGCAGTAGTTTCCGCTGTTTCTTTTATTGCTTTTTCTGAAAACAATGACATTTGTTTTGGAGCATTAAAAGGTAATGACATTTGTGTTGGAATTTTTGTTGGTGTTATTGCAGTTGGTTTTACTCCCCCAAAAGGCATTCCTGCTCCTACTAAATTAGTCATACGGTTTGCTTTTAAACGTGCCACCCTTTTTAATGCTTCTTGTCCACCACCTACACCAATAGCTCTTAATCCTATTCTACCAGTATTCTTTGCAAGTTTTGCTGCTCCTTTTGTTGCTCCCCATGCACCTTTCAATCCAAGTTTTGTCATACCACCTATTCCGACACCTGCTAATCCCAATCCACCAAGACCCATACCAATAGCTGGTGCTGAGTCCATAATTGAATCAAAGATACCATCACTTTCACCTAAGAGTCCACCTTGTCTACGAGTATCTTTATTTGGTATAAATTTACCATCCTTATTAACATGACCGAATCTATCTCTTTTTTCTTTAGCAGCATCCAGATCTATTTTTTCTTTTGCTTTTCTTGCTCTATATTCTTCATCTGTTTCTTTTTGTCCATACCAGTTTGTTTGATACTCTTTATTGTCATAAATTGCTTGTTTTTCTTGGACAATTTTATTTTCTTCATCAAAACTATCTTTTCTACTTTTTCCAAAAATCTTTTCTCCTACCCATTTAAAGAAAGGTGATATTAAATCAAATAATTTTGGTATATATTCACTAAGTACTTCACCAATTTGTGTAATAATTTTTATACCATCATTCATAAACCATTCTCCAAGTCCTTTTAATGCTTCCCATACCTTTTTCATTTGACTTGGTTTTAAAAATAATACACCAAGAAGTAACATTATTTTTTTCCAATTATTTTTAAACAAATCAAGAGGTTTAGTGAAAATTGCTTTAAATGGTTTTGTTATTCCATCAACTAAATCTTTTTTAAATTTTTTATATTGTCGTTTCTTTTCTGCAGCTTTTTCTTTTTCTATTTGTTTTTTTTCTGTTTCTGATTTTGGACTTATACCTAATACTTTACCAAGTTTTTCTCCAAATGTTAAATTTTTATCATTAGTTACACCCTTACCACTATCATCTTGAGGAGTCTGTCCTTCTCTTTCTGGTTTTATTTCTTCTGCATCTACATCAATTACTGCTTCTGCTTTAATATCAATATCAACATCAGCTTCAGTTTTAATTGGAGTTCTTTCAGCAACTTGTGGTTGCATAAAACTTTTTGCTAATAAAGCTTGAGAAATTGCATCCATTCCCATAACATTAGATGCAGAAGGAATTACACCTTTATCTCCTAACTCTTTAAATTTCTCTTGTAATTTTTTATATATAACTGATGATGCCATATTTTAATTCCTTTATTACTAAGATGTAGATTGTTTTCTTATTCTTTCGTTTTCCTCTGCAACATACTGTACTAATAAAGCAGTATAAATATCTCTTTCCCAAGGCAACATATTTTCTAATTCCGTTAATGAATAGTTGTGATGTTGCATCATAGCAAAATTAGTACTTAGCATATTTCCTAACGAATTGTCGCAGAGGATTACTCGAAAAAAGACTGTATGCCCTCCAAAACTATGTTTTCTGTATAGCCACACATTTTCTCTTTTTTCTTACCTTCTTCTTTTATTTTATTTTTACATTCCAGTTTAACTTCATGTTTTAGTTTTGGCATTGTATCGAAAAAATTAGAAATTTGTTGAAATTGAGTATCATTAAGAGAATCAAAAAAATCTTCCATTTCTTTTTCTGTATAATCTTTTTTAGAATATGTTTTTTCGTTATCATATATATAATCTACACATAATAAAATTGATTTTAATACCATCTCTATTTGATTATCTTCTTTAATAGAATCAATTTTTTCTTGTAAAATCATGTTTGGGTATTTCATACAAACTCCCAAATCATCTGTTAGTTGAATTTTATCTGTATGTTTTTCATCTCTTGAAATTGCAACTTCTTCAATATTAAAAGAAACTGGTATTGATTTTTTACATTGAGGACAGCTATATTTTAATTCAACAACTTCTCCTTTTGATCTTGCTCTTAACCAAAGAAAAATATATTCAATATCAAATATAGGAAGTGTCTCAACATTAATTTCATCAATAACACAATTTTTAATAACATTTATTGTAGCAGTAGTAATTTCTTTTTGATCTTCACTTTCCATCGCTATTAAAAGCATTTTTTCTTCTTTAACAAGAAATGGTCTATATTTTATTTTCTTATTTGTGGAAGGTAAAATTAAATCATACTCTGGTATTGCTATTTGTGGTAATCCCATTTCATTAACTCCTTAATATAAAATTATATTGTATTAATATTAAAATTCTAAATCATCACTTGTTTCATTATTGTCGGTTGAGCGAAATTTTTCTCCATCATTTCTAATTTCTCGCATTGGATCAACTTTATTATCTTCTGTATTAACATTATGAGTAGCATAAACAGTTCCCGTTGGAATATTATCTGGTTTAATTTGTTGTACCATAGTATGATAACGATATGTCATTGTAATATTTAATTTCATAACTTCTGAACCAGCTGTATAATCCATTTGTATTGGTTCTATTCTTTTTGGAAATGCTTCATGTAAAGTTACTACAAGTAATTCC